GTCCAGTGAGAATGAATGTTGGCGGTGTAGATGGCATAGGTAAAAGTACCTTTGGATCTCAAGCTCCTAATCCAGTTTTTATTTGTACCGAAAAAGGTACAGCATTCTTAAATGTTAAGAAGTTTCCATTGTGCGAAAAATATCAAGACATTATTGATTGCATTAAGAAACTTGCCACTATGGATCATGATCGTAAAACAGTTGTTCTAGATACTACAGACTGGGCGGAGATTCTTACTCATGAAGCAGTGTGCGAAGAAAAAAATGTATCTGGTATCGAAGAGATTACTTACGGCAAGGGCTACACTGCGGCCAGAGAAAAGTTTAGAAAGATTTTAAGAGGTTTAGATATTTTACATGATCAAAAGAAGATGAATGTAATCTTGCTTTCGCATGTAGATATTAGAACTTTTAACGACCCAGAGAGAGAACCTTATGATAGGTATCAATTGAAGTTGCACAACAAGACAGCTTCCATCATTAGAGAATGGGTCGATTTCAATTTCTTTGCGAACCATCAGGTTCGTACTGTGAAAGAGGGGAAGGGCTTCAACGAGCAGACAAGGGCACTTGCCATGGGTGATCCTATGCTGTTTACGAAGTTCTCTCCCGCCTTTGACGCGAAGAGACGAGTTCCTCTTCCAGATAAGATAGAACTCAAATGGGATTCGTTTTACGACGAATATAAAAAATCAATTAAAAATCTGTCGGAGGCATAAGTGCACAGAAAGAATAACTCAAGAATATTTTTTACTGCACTTTATGTCTTCGCAAGGAGTTAAATTTATGAGTGATGACTTTGAAATAATGTTAGGCGAAGTGCCTGATCAAGAAGATGACTTTAAACCTATGCCTGCTGGCGACTATGAATTAGTTGCTAACAAATGGGAAAAGAGAACATCAAAAGCTGGGAATGCAATGGTTGAAATCGAGTTTCAAGTACTCGGCCCAAGCCATGCTAATAGAAAACTTTGGGAGTATTTTACTCTTGAAGGTAATGCTGTGACTGTGACCGCTAGGAAAATTAAAGCTTGGCGCAAAGCATTAGGTTTAAGCACCGATGTCAGTTTTAATGCTGAGGCCCTGGACGAAATGATTAACAATCCTTTTCAAGCCAAGGTCAAAATTGAGCCTGGAACAAATGGGTACGAGGACAGTAATAAGATACAAGATTACTTAGCCAAAGGATCTTCATCTGGATCTAAGGAGGCGCCTACGGCGAAACCTTTACAAGAAGAAGATGAAGTTATGCCTTGGGATAAATAATTGGGTCATCTCCCAAAAAGTCCTACTGAGCAAGTTAATTATACTAGCGGCGTTTACGAGCTCGGTAGGCACTAGAACAAAAAGTCCTACCGAATTTATGTTTCGATTATTCGGTAGGCACAGGATTTAAAGTCCTACCAAGTAAGTTTTTAGTCATTTGTTAACTTCCTTGGTAGGCACACATTAGGAAACAAATATGATTGATGATAAAAAATTAGTCGCTAACTCTGAGAAGTTGTTAGCAAAAATATATGAGGTGAACAATCACATACTGCCAGTTGAATTATTTGATGAAGTTGCGGCCTGTGTTGTTTCGATAAACAGATTAAAGAGAGCGAAGGAGCTATATGAAAGACGAAAAAATAGATTTGGAAGTGATCTCCAAGAAGGAATTGTTAGAAGAATTACGAATGCACATGATGTCATTCAACAAAAGAATGGGAAAAATCAAAAATCCCCATAAATTATTAGAAGTATTATTAACCTATGTTTGTTGCGTCACTTACGACGTATTTGAAAATAGCACCAATGAAGCAACGATGTTGATCGGCGCATCCTGGGGCAGAGTCATTAATGATATTGCTAGAGAAAAAGGCATGACTAGAAAAGAAGTTTTCTTTCAAGCAGATATGCTAGGCAATATAGCTGGAGGAACTAACACCGATTGGGAGTCTGTAATAGATCCAGAAGATCTTGTTGAAGAAGAAGTGCTCGACGCTGTTAAGATTCAAATGGAAAGCAAAGATAAAACTAAACACTAATGGCTGTAAGAAAAGAAGTAAGAATACATATATCTAGGGCTAAGTATAAAAAAACTAGCCAAGGTTCTCGTAATGTAAAGTTCAGTAGCATGAACAAGAATAAAAGAAAGTCCTTCAAGGCGTATAGAGGACAAGGAAGATGATAGATATAAGACATGTATTAATCTTTGTATTAGGATTGTGCAGTATCATTATTGTTTATAATTTAGAAAAATTTTTACTGTAAGTGAAATTAAGACCGTATCAAGAAGATGCTATCACTGCGTTAGAAAGTTGGTTTGCAACTGAGTCAATAGAGAAACACCCTCTACTAAGTTTGCCTACTGCGTCTGGCAAAACAGTTATCTTTTCTAACTTTATTAAAAGAACCATAAAGAAATATTCTGATGCTAGATTTTTAGTCTTAGCACATAGACAAGAACTTATAGAACAAGCAGAAGAAAAAATAAAATCAGTATGGCCAGATGCACCAGTTGGTGTGCTATCAGCCGGGCTGAAAAGATCTGAGGTAAATTCTCAAATACTTGTAGCTTCAAGAGATACTTTGGCCTCTGGATCTAGATTAAAAAAAGTTGGACACTTTGATTACACTATTATTGATGAGGCCCATAACATATCCCCGGACGAACAAACTAGATATCAAAAGATAATCAATGAGTTATCTGCTGAACGAGCCATGCGTGTTTTAGGTTGTACTGCTACGCCTTATCGTATGGGCCAAGGTTATATCTATGGCAAAAGAAAAGATCATTTCTTTCATGACATTGCTTATCAAGCAAAGATACCAGACTTAATAGACCAAGGTTATCTAGCTAGGATTACTTCTTATAAAGTAGATGACAATACTATTATTGATGCTAGTAAAGCCAAGCTTAAATTTAAAGGTGGTGATTATAAAGAATCCGATCTAGAAAAATTAGCCATGGACGATAAAACCATTGTCGCTATCATTAATGATTGGCTAGACAAAGCATACACCAAAGGCAGAACAGCTTCCGTATTTTTTTGTGTATCGGTATTACATGCTATGAAAATGAACATGCACTTACAAAAGCATGGGATTGAATCAAGATTACTAACTGGCGAAACTCCTGGAGAAGAAAGAAAACAAATACTAGAAGACTTTGAATCTGGAAAAGCACATGCTATTTGTAATGTCGGTGTCTTAACAGAAGGTTGGGACGCTCCCAGAACAGATTGTATTGCTATGTTAAGACCAACCAAAAGTCTAGGGCTCTACGTTCAGATGTGCGGTCGAGGTATGCGACTGTACCCAGGCAAAGATAATTGTTTGCTTTTAGATTATGGCGAGAACATTGCTAGACATGGTTGTATCGATACAGCCAAGCCAGATCAAGAAGTAAAAATAAGAAGGCCTAAAATCTGTGGCAATTGTTTGGCTGTCAATCCACCGCATGCAAAGAAATGTGTCGAATGTAATGAAGAGTTCCCGGTAGCAGAGTTCTTAACTTTCTTAGTCCCTATGGAAGAAAGAAAGGTAGCTAAGAAAACCAAAGCAGATTCTGGAGCAGTTATCTCTGATGAAAAACAAAAGAACAAGAGTTCTTTAGAAGTTGTGACTAGTGTTAGTGCTGCTGTTGCTGACTCTAAAAATGGCAACAAATATTGTAAGGTATTCTTTTATGTTGATAATCAATTCTTACCTAGAATGATGCCACTTATGTTTGGCCACTCAAGAATGCACGGACTAGCAATCAACCATTGGTGTCGTTTAGTAGATCCAAAAATTTGGGGTGTGCCTAGAACTTCTGAACAAGCAGCGGCCAAGATAAATCAAGGAGCTCTTAAAGGAGTTAAGTCTGTTGGGATAAAAAGAGAAGGTAAATATTTTAATGTGAAGAAAGTAATTTTTAATGATAAGGAGATATTTCTATGAGCAAAATAAATAAAATGATAGATCATGTAATGTTATCTGAACCACCTAAGTATCGACCATATTTAGGCATGAGTCAGATTGGTAATCCAGATGAAAGAATGTTGTGGTTAAATTTTAGATGGTGTTTACCACCAAATAAATTTGAGCCAAGAGTATCTAGGATCTTAGAATTAGGTAATGTTATTGAAGATGTAGTCATTGATTATCTTAAAAAAGCAGATGACGTAGAAGTATTTACTGAAGATAAAAAAGGCGATCAGTTCAAAGCTTCTTTACTTGGCGATCACTTTTCTGGACACATAGATGGCGTAGTTAAAAACTTGCCAGAGCATAATGATGATTCTATGGTCCTGGAAGTTAAGAGTTCCAACGACAGAAGATTTAATAATCTAGTAAGCGAAGGTAGTTATGAGCGTTGGTCACTAGAATATGAAGCGCAAGTACATTGTTATATGGGTGCTTTTAAATTACCTAAGTCATTGGCTTTGGTTTACAACAAAAACAATTCTGATATTTATACTGAGGTAGTTAAATACAATCATGATTTGTTTGTTTCTTTGATAGAAAAAGCCAAAAGAATCATTACTTCGCCAGAGCCTCCAGATTTATTCTTGAGTGAAAACGATTGGAAGGTTAAGAACTTACCAAAAGAATCTAGAGAAGTTTATTTAGGTAGAGCAGAACCAGCTTTTAAAAACTGTAGAAACTGCAAACATTCAAGACCTTTGATAGATGTCTCTGGAGCCACGTGGCACTGCGACAAACAAAAGAAAATGTTAAATCCTAAAATGCAGATGGATATAAAAAATTGTCCAGACCACGAGCTTATATTCGGTTTAATCCCCACACCTTTTTAATAAAAAGTTTGCAATAATATATAAAAATCGTTATATAATACGCATATCTCTATAAAGAGGTGCGTAATGGCTAAAGTAATTAAATTAGATACATTTAAAAACATAGCTAGTCTTAGAGGCGAAACTACTAGTCTCGCTGATTATCCTTGCATCAACGCCTGCCACTGGCCTACCAGTATGGAAAATGGTCGTTGTTCTGTTTGTGGTTTGTATGATTACCAACACTCTCCAGTGTTCTGGAAATCAT